CCAAAAAGCAAAACGCCGATGACCGCGACAGAGCAGGCTGAAGGCTTGTCTCAGCCTAGAGCGGTGCCAAAAACTGTCGCGCCTAAAACAGGGGCTCCTGAAGCCGATGTGACAAAAGGTCCGGGCATGCTCAGAAGGGCATTGGGAAGTAAAGCCGCATTAGCCACCGGGGTTGGAGGTCTTGCGTCAATACCTGTTGTTCAAGATCTTGTTAAGCAAGGGCTGGTTAGTCTTGATGATTTAACTGGCGCTTCAGACCTTTATGAAGAGTACATGCCAGATTCTATAAAAGAAATCATTAGCCCAACCGTAGGTGGAGAGCGCGCAGAGCTTACTGAATATGCTGAATCAAGACTTCCTGAAGTAGCAACCGCCAGAAAAGAAGGCTTTCCTGAACAACCAAAAGCTCCACCACCTCCACCACCAGACCCAACATTCCTTGATATGTTGAAGGGCGCTGGTACCCAGTTCAAAGATTTTTTACAAGATCCTGCAAACCAATATGCTTTGGCTAAAGCTGCTCAGCCAAGCGAAGGCATAGCGCCTAGAAACTTTGCAAGTGACTTCGCTTTAGGCAAAGAAGAATACAAGCAACTTGAGGCGCGGAGAGAAAATGATACTGCGCTGATGCGTAACTATCAGTTCTTGAAAGAAACAACAGATCTCTCTGACAAAGAAATTATTTCTAGGCTTTCAGGTGAGGCAACAGCTAGAGATGAGTTCATGAGTTTGTTTTCAGAAGCTGTTGATACTGCTGGTAGCGTTACTCCAGAACAAATTGCACAGTTTGAAGCAGCAACTGGTTACACGCTGCCTGAAGAAGCAAGAGTCCGCCTTGGTGTTGCCGCCCCACCTTCTGCCGTCGTTGAGTAATGATAGTAGCCGTTCCTGACGGAAGCGGTAGAACTATAGATGTTCGCACCGATGATCCTGAGTACGCTGCACGCAGAGCCGCTGAATGGGGCGCTGAAAACCCAATCGTTGAACGTGGCGCTCAGCTGGGCGAAGAAGACGTATCTGCCATAGGAGATATTGGTAGAGGTATTGGCGCAGGTCTTGTCAGCGCAACAGAGGGCATCACCACGTTGCCCATGGAACTTCTTGGTTCTGATGAAGAAAGCATTCAGACAGTAAGAAACTTCTTTGATAAGTATAAGCCTGATACTCAAACAGAAGTAGGCAAAGCTGCGCGATTCATTGCTCAGTTCGCGGCTCCTGGTGGAATTGCTGCCAAAGCGGCAAAAGGTTTGGGGTCAGTGGGTAAGCTTGGCGCAACAGTCGGCGCAGACATAGCTGCTACTACACCAGACGTTGAGACACTTGGCGACTTCTTCGAGGCTGGGCCCACTAAGCGGATAGATACGTCCGACCTTGATGGCGCTGAGCTTGCAGCAGCAAATCTTTCCAATCGCCTGCGTGTAGGTGCAGAGGGCGCTGCTGTAGTGCTTGGTGTGCCTGCTATCGCATCTTTAGGGGCAAAGACTGTTGGCGCAGGCCTTGGCGCTCTTGGCCGCACAGATTTTGCAAAAGCTGCTGCGCAAGCCATTAGAGATCCAGAGACGCCGTTCAGCGCAGTTGGGGTGAAACCAGATCTTGAAGACCCTACGTTCATGCAAAGACAAGTGGAGCGTCTCAAGAAAGTTGGGCGCAAGTACCTAACTCAGCAGGGAGAACTGCCAGATAGGTTTACCGCTCAATACGATGCCATGCGTGTAACACAAATAGCTGCCCAAAACTCAGCGGCTAGACAAGCTGTTGAGAAGATGGAAAACGCTTTGTCTTTTGTGAACAAGAACGAAGGACTTTTCAACGATCAAGATAAGTCACAAGTGCTTGATACGTTAAACGATTTTTTGTTTGCAGAGACTACCGGCATGAAGCCTGGTGTAGGCCGTGACGTTGTAAAGCTTGGCGCAGAAAAAAAGCTAAAAGAGATAGATCAAATCATTGCTCAGAACACGCCGAAGAGCTTGTTTGGTAATAGAAAAGACTTGAGCTTGTTTGATGGCGCCAGTGCTCTTAGAGAACAAATCGATGGTTTGAGCTTGTCTGTAAAAGACATATTAGAAGATGGCCTTCAAAGTGATGAAGCGAAAAAGGCTTTGATTGAAACCATAGGGAACAACGAAACCTTCTATGGCATGCGTCTTTATCGCGCATTGAAAGACACCAACTACTCACCTACAGCAGAACAAGCAGAACTTGCTGTTGAAGAGCTTGTTAAATCAAGCCGTGGCCTAGATGAAGCCGCTCAACTTGACGAGACTCAAGCTAGAGAGTTGCTGAACAGTATGATTCAAGGCAATTTCAACAACGCTAAGATGCAACCAAGGGATGTTGTTGATTCAGCAACACTTAAAGGTGTGTCTCAAGGAATGTTGAAGGGCAGGAAGCTTGATGATCTGCCTGCAGTAAGAGACTTTCTTGGCGAGTACACAGGCGCAAAAGACGTTGCCATGCGCTTCCGTCCTAACCTCATAAGAGCTAGGGATGTTGCTGAACAGGAAATTGGTTTGCGCACCAAGATGGTTGAGACTGTTGATATCATGTCGAAGCACATCGCAAAGTCTCAGTATTACGACAACTTAATTCAATACAATGCCAAGCTTCCAGAAGGTGCAAAGTTTATATTCGATACGATCCCGCCAAACGCACGGCTTGGAGATTATTCAATTGTTGGCGCAGAAGCCGGTAACCCGCTTGGAGAAATTACAGCTTCTCAAAAAGCTAGGTTTGGCCCGCTTGCAGGCAAGTACATAAAGAACGACTACAAGGCTGCGCTTGAGGGTGGCAGTGATGTGTTTGACCTATCGAAGGGAAACATACCGCTGTATTCAACCTTCTTAGGTTTGAAGGGTATGTCTCAGATAGCCAAAACTGTTTACAGCCCGATCACTCAAATACGAAACGCAACGACTGCTGGTTTTTTTGCACTTGCAAACGGAAACGTTGGCAACTCAAAGTCTTTGGCTAACTCTGTATCAACAGTATTCAGCAATTTGAATCAACGGTTGACTGGGCCAGGCAAAGCAAACATGACGCTTGCTGAAAGGCAAAAATATTACAATGAGCTTGTTGACCTAGGCGTGATCAACACTAACGCCAAGATTGGTGAGTTTGAGTCGCTACTCAACGATGCCGCCGAAGGTACAGGCCTTGGATCAGGCGCGACCCGTAAGTTGTTCAAAAAAGCTCAAGGAATGCAGAACGGCTTTGCGGCCAAACTCTACCAAGCGTCTGATGATGTGTGGAAGACATACAGTTTTGAGATGGAACTTGGGCGTCTTGAAAGAATATTCGCCAGAAACCCAAACACTGCGCTGCCTGTGTCTGATCCCAGAAACTTTACTGAGTTTGGTTCAGTCATAAGGCCGTCTGAATTAACGCCAGAGCAACTTAAAATTGCCATGAAGCGTGAGGCTGCGGAGATCGTTAAAGATACCGTGCCTAACTATGCTCGCGTGCCTGAGTTTATCAAGCGGTTGCGGCAGATGCCGTTTGGAAACTTCGTTGCCTTCCCTGCTGAGATGATCAGGACTAGTGGCAACATTCTTGGTAGAAGCATTAAGGAACTAGCAAGCGAGTCGCCAGAGCTTAGAGAGATAGGCATGAAGCGACTGACTGGCATCATATCAGTCAATGCAGCGATACCGGCTTCACTAGTAAAAGCAGGCACGCTTCTCACTGGCGCGGATCAGGAACAAATTGATGCATACAAGCGGTCTATGGCTGCTGACTGGGATAGAAACTCAACGTTGATACCTGTCGCCACAGACAAGAATGGCAAAGTCACAGACTTCTATAACTTTTCGTATACCAATCCGTATGACTATGTTGGCAGGCCTGCCGCCGCTGTGTTCAATGCAGTGAACAACGGTATAACAAAAGAAGAAGATCTAAGCACCATAGCTTTCAACGCCAGCCTTGGTGAAGGTGGTGCGGGAAGAGAGTTTTTCTCTCCGTTCATGAGCGAATCAATTATTACAGAAAAAGCTCTAGACGTATTAAGAAACAATACGACATTCAACCGCCCAATCTACAGAGAGAACGACACGCTTGGAACAAAGTTCGGCAAAGGCTTTGCTCATCTTGCAGATGGATTAATGCCAGGGTTCAGCCCAGTAGACTTTACTACCAGTCCAACATCGATTGCGCCCGGATCTTTATCTTTCACTCTTAGAGACTTTCCACGGGCTGTTGCCTCTGCCGCCATGGGAGATGAGGAGCTTGGCGTTAGCAAGCAAGGTTATCGATTAGACCCAGTACAAGAATTTACAGAGGCTTTGACTGGCGTCAAAAGCATCAAGCCGCGCACTGAGCGTGTGCTGTATTATCGTGCGCTTGAGGCGGCAAGAAACGTCCGTGACGCTGCCGGTATCTTTAACCAAGTAGCAAAGACTCGTGGCAATGTCGATGCGGAAACCACCACTCAGGCTTTTATTACTGCAAATGAACAAAGGTTTAAGGCGCTGCGCGATCTGAACATGGCGATTGAAGACGCCAAGACGCTTGGGCTTTCTACTGCTGAAATAGTCAAGCCGCTGCGCGAAGCAAAAACACCAAACCTGGGCATGGTTATGTCAGGCCGATTCAAAGCATTCTTCACAAGCTCCGAGACTATAAAGATTGCTATGCGTGGGAGAGAAGACAAGCTTTCTAATCCACTAGATATGTCTGCGATTGGGGAACAGCTTGCTCAGTTCCAAGGTGCTCCATTTAGACCACAAGCTCAGGCCGAAGAACAAGCCGCTAGAGCGGAAGCTTTGCAACAAGCTCCTGCACCACAGGGTACGCCTCAAAGTGCGCCTACACAGCCTGGCACAGCGCCTGTTGCGCCTCAGGTGCCATCGCTGTTTAATCGTGCATCACAGTTCCTGCGCCAGCAGGAAGAAGAAAAACTGATGGGTGGTAGTTGATGTGATCCCGAAGCGGGCACCAAAGAAAGGCAAGAGCAAGTACTTCGCCAAGAAGACTGAGTACGATGGTATTGTCTTTGACTCCAAACTCGAAGCAGCCCGGTACAAGATACTCAAGCGTTACCAAGAAGCTGGTGAGATCACTGACCTTGAGGTGCAGGTAGACTTCCCATGCGTCATAACCGTTGAAGGTGAAGACAAAAAGATCTGCTCATACGTTGCGGACTTTCGTTACAAGCGCGATGGCAAGGTAGTGGTAGAGGACACCAAGGGCATCATCACTCAGGTATTCACCCTCAAGAAGAAGCTTGTCGAAGCCCTCTACCCTGGCCTCAAGATACTGATCGTCAAAGACCCACGAGAGTGGGCCTAGAACGGCATCTTGCGCTCGTCAACGTTCTCAAGGTAACTGCCAGGGAACTCACGCCTCACGCTCTCACCCGTCATCATCAAGCCAGCTTCAAAGTCTGCCTTAGATAACTCTCGGATCTCTGTGCTGCTGTAGTGATACTCACCCGTCACCTCAGATGTTGAGTTGTAGAACTCCATAATCCCAGCTTGATAGGCTACAGAATCCTCTGTGCTCTTACCGGGCAAATGGTTAGCGTTCACAAGCTCTGGTATCCACAGATGGTCTTTGCAACCAAGCTTCTGCTCTTCAAAAGGTATGGCCCTATTGCTTCGTGAGCAGTACCACACGGCACCGTTTGATTCAGTTAGCGGCTTGATGTTCTTACAGTTTCTGCAGTTGACCGACTCCGGCAGACGGCGCCCGTAGTAGATGTTGCGATACAACTCCGACTCATTCTTCATGCGCCAGTCCTTCTCAGACATGCGAGTGCTCTTGTCGGGCGCGTCACTGGTGATGATGCGATAAGCCTTGGCTTGCGCCTTTTCCCACACCTGCGGGTTAAAGTCGATGATCTCGGTGTACACCTCGCTGTTATTCTTGTTGACCACCACCACCATACATTTGGTCAGGCCAAGTGCGCCCATGTAGGCATGGATCTGCCATCGGTAGGTTTCGCTCCAAGCTTCGTAGCTTTGCAGTTTCACAAGCTCTTTGTACCGCTTGTCGTTGGCACTCTTGACCTCCAGTAGCAGGATCACCTCTTCGCTGGGGGGTGGT